TCCTCAAATGATGGCGCAGACTTTTGGGCAATTATCCAAGCCTTTGCCAACATTGGGGGTTATAGATGTGAATGGCAACTGCTTAATACAAGTTGGTTTCTACCCCAAAATAGAGAGCGGATATACCTTGTCGGATATCTTGCAGAATCCAGAGGAGATTGGGGAGCAGTTTTTCCTATCACAGAAGCAAGAAGAAGCGATGTATCAACCTCATCGCTAAAAGTTTTTGATGCACAAAACCATAAGTGGAGAGATGACGGTAATACTGGTACTTTAACAAGAATGGTTGGTGATGCTTATAGAGGTCAATTTGTTCAGTCTAATTATACTTATAAGAAAGTGAATGAAACTATTGAGCAGAATCCTAATGCTTTTAAAGAAGGTGAGGCTCGTATGATGGACTTACACAATCGTAAGGTACAAGACATATCTCCTTGCTTGGTAGAACCTCATCATAATGCCGCAGCCCTATATGATGGTAGAGTACAACCAGTTCTTAAAGAAGTAGTACAGCCCGTACAAATAGGACAAAGTACTAAAACCTTTGCCCATAAAAGCGGAACGCTCATAGGTAAAGAAGGGCAGGATGCTTTTACTATTAGAAGCTCTAACCCTAATGGGGTAAAAGACCAAAGCTATAGAATAAGAAGACTCACCCCAATAGAGTGCGAGAGGCTACAAGGCTTTCCAGATAACCACACCTCTAAAGGAATTTATGATGGTGAGGTCAAGGAGATGAGCAACAGCCAACGATACAAGCAATGCGGTAACGCAGTAACTGTAGATGTCGTACAAGCAATTGCAAATAAACTGCATTCACTCTTTGAGGAATAAACATTTTTATTAACTTTGAACTATTAACTAAATTATATCACGATGACTAAAACATCTATTGTAAAGGACATTAAGTCCGCAGGAGAGCCTTACAACGGGCAGTATGGAACACTCTATGGGTTCTATGTAACATTTGAGAACGGAGACAATGGTAAGTACAACTCCAAGTCCGCAGACCAGAACAAGTTCTTGGTAGGACAAGAGGCTACTTACGATTACATCCCAAGAGAGTACAACGGCAAGACCTACTACACGGTCAAGCCCGTTAACCCTCAATACGCAAATGTAGACTCACAGAGTGGTTCTAACGGCACATCTGCTCCAAGTGGTACACATACCTCTAAAGACGAATCAATCATTCGCCAAACGGCTCTCAAGGCAGCAGCCGAGATTGGTGGAACTCCGCAAGTAGTTATTGCGAATGCACAACTCTTTGCTGATTGGGTAATGAAGAAAGGCGCAGCCCAAGCCACTTCAACTCATCAGCAACACTTTCAAGGAAGAGAAGAACCTCAACCAGTAGGTGAAGATGGTTTGCCATTCTAAAGAAAGTAATATATTAGGGGAGGGCAATGCCCTCCCTTTTTTAACCAAAATACACTATGTCTAAAATATCTTATGCCGATGTCTTTGGTAAACTTGACGATGTCCGAATGGGTAAAGTCAAGGAAGGACTAAAGTTCGGTCAATGGAATTTAGATGCTCACCTACGATTTAAAAGAGGCAATTTCAATGTAGTATTAGGACACGCAAATGTTGGTAAGACCTCCGTTATGTTGTACCTAATGTTGTTACAAACGATTGTCAATGATGTCAAGTGGTTAGTATTCAGTTCCGAGAACACACCAGTATCAATAGCAAAGAAACTATCCGAGTTCTTCTTGGGTAAACCCATTAACAAAATAGACGAAGACGAGTTCCAGATGGCTCTTGATTTAGTACAACGCTACTTCATTATAATTGATAGTGATAAGAAGATGTACACTTACAAGGACTTGATTGAGGAAGCTACAGACATCTATCACGAAGAGGGCTTTGATGGTTTTTTGATTGACCCCTACAATTCTTTAGTGAAGGACAAAGAGATGTTCAAAACACTTGGAGGTCACGAATATGATTACGAAGTTAGTACCCACTTTAGGAATTGGGCAAAGCAACACGATGTAAGTATATGGTTGAATGCTCACGCAGTAACCAATGCTTTAAGAATGAAGCACTCCGCAGGACACGAGTATGCAGGTCACCCTATGCCACCAAGCGCAGCAGATATTGAGGGCGGTGGTAAGTTTGTAAACCGAGCTGATGACTTTGTAGTTATACATCGTTATATTCAGCACCCTACGGAATGGATGTACAACCAAGTACACATAAGAAAGGTGAAAGAGGTGGAGACTGGTGGTAGACCAACCCCATTAGATGAGCCTGTACGCTTTAGGAGTATCCCTAACAATGTAGGCTTTGAGATTCACGGAGAGAACTTGATAGGAAAGAAAGAGAAAGAACAATCCAAAATGCCTTTTTAAATGGACAAATTAAAAGACGAAGATTACAGATGGGTAAGAGGGGGAAGTAAGAGCATTGCCCTGCTCTGGCTACGACAAAAGAATCAAGACTTGATGGAGATAGCAAATGCCCTTAAACCTCAAGACCCAAGTAATGAGTATGAGATGGATATCTTCATTGACCTCATTAGTATCTACTCTGCTATAGATGCCTCCATAGGTATGGTAGAGGATGTGCAGCAGATGGTATGGGCGGCTGAAGCAAAGAACGCTGACCTCAAGCTAACGATACGCAACCTAACAAGAAAGATAAACGCTTACGAAGAGCGATTTGATAACCTTAATGAACACCTCAAATGAGAGCAACCGTACTACAGTTACAAGAAGAATACGACAACTACACAACCCATCATAAGATTACAAAGACCAGAGAGCAGCGTAATGTAATGGCAAGGTTTGCTTTTATGGTAGCGGCACGAGATTTGTACACTACCCTTGAGATTGCAAAAGTGGTACAGAAGAATCACGCAGTTGTAATACACGCAACCAAAGGACACGAGATGAACATAAAGTTTGATAGGAACTATATGAGGTTCTTCAACCAATGTTGTGCTATTATGGACAAGCTACGAGGCTCACAAGAGGAGGGAATTGATTGGGGACTAACCAAGCAGAATGCCCTACTCACGGAGCGGTTACAAAAAACTCGTGAGGAATTGTCAACAACTCGTGAAAAGTTGTATATTATGGAGCAAGAAATCAAGCAATTACGAAAAGAATATGAACTTTGCGATTGACATCGCTCCGTTAGCAGGTTTACTTGTCGGAGCAAACTATTGGAACTCCGAGATGAATGAAGATTTTGAGAACCCCAAGTACCACTCTTTGCAGTTGTGCTTCGGGGTTTTTGCGTTAGTAATCACTTGGGCAACGGAGAGAGAAGAATGACAGTTCTACACCTTCTTGCTTCTAAACATAAAGATTGGGTCAAGATGGCTTATAGCTTTGGCGCAGGAGACTATGCCGAAGACATCGTACAAGAGATGTACATCCGACTCAATAAGTATGTAGAAGAGCCAGAGCGTATTATGTACAAAGATGAACCCAACAAGTTATTTGTATGGGTCACCTTGCGTAATATGGTACGCAACTTTCAAAACAAGAAGAGTGTGGTTATCTACTCTGGAGATATGGTAGAGTATGACCAAGAGGAGCAACCCTTTGATTATGAAGAGGCAGAAGGTTTTGAGAGGCTCATAGAAAAGATGTGGGAGTCTACAAGTGATTTGCATTGGTATGACAAGAAGATGTTTGAAATCTACCATACTACAGATATGTCTATGAGGGACATAGAGAAAGAAACGAAGATTAGCTTATACTCAATTTTTGATACATTAAAAAAGACAAAGGAATATGTCAAAGAAACAAACAAAGAAGACTACGAAGACTACTCCAACGGTGAGCCAGAGCGCATCTAAAGGTTTAGGAGATGACATTGAGAAAATCACAAAGGCTACTGGTATTAAGAAAGTAGTAGACACCTTTGCTGAACTCACAGGTATTGATTGTGGATGTGATGCTCGTAAGGCAAAGCTCAACAAGTTATTCCCAAAGAAGACTCAACCATTATGCTTGGAAGAGAATGAGTACAATTTACTCAAGGAGTTCTTTATTGAGTTCAATGAACGAGAATTAAGACCACGATACCACGAAGACCTTTCAAGAATCCACGCAAGGGTATTCCAACACAAGTATTATGTTCCTTGTACTTGTAACCCTAAAGAATGGAAGAGACACATTGAGGACTTGAGAAAGGTATATGGAGAATACGAAGGTTAGTAAGCTCCTGCTTGTATGGCTTTGGACTCAAGGTCATAAGGTAAAGGAGTACAAAGAGGCAGAAGGCATAACGACAATACACGACACAGACGAATACAAGTTTGATGTTAGTGGTAACTACGGAGGCTTTCGTGTAGAGTACACGCACAATAGATTTTCATTCTACGATGGGGACAAGAAACTAAAAGACACAGACTTGAATGAGTTTCGTTAAAGGAGATATTGGTGAAGACCTTTGGTGTGATTACATCAAGAAACGAGGACACACCGATATTATCCGTGCGCCAAAAATGAAGTTCTACGATTGGGATGTGAAGAGCATCTACAGGAAAGAAGAACTGACCTTTGAGGTGAAGTACGATAGTAAGGCTTATTGGTGGGCTAATAGACGAGGAACACCAGAGCAACCTAATCTGTACATAGAGTTCAAGAACACGAACAAAGATGAGGATAGTGGTATCAAAGCAAGTAAAGCTATGTACTACATCTACATCTTAAAAAGAGATGAATCCAATACTGCCTTTGTATTTGAGCGTAAGGGATTATTAAGCCACTTGGAGCAGGTTACTTACAAGATAGTAGGTAACTCTGCTACGGGTGATGACAATGCATTGGGGTGGATACCACCATTAGAGTCTTTAGTTACCCAACCTTTTTTTGTAAATAAAATTGTGTTGTAATGTTTGGTGTTAAGAATTATGTGTATATTAGCATAAACTAAAACACCTTATTATGTCTAAAAAGACCTACACCCTTAAAGAAGACCTCCTCTACGGAGGCACTCTATTCATTGCTTCTGCCATAGGCATAGCGTTCTTTTTGTTTATCTACGAACTAATAGAGAGAATATAATGTACTACTTGGATAGAGAGTTGGCTTCGTACCAAGAAGACCAAGCAGCGCAATGTGACATCTGCTATGAGTATTGTGATGACAGTTGGACTTGTTCCTGCTGCCACGATTGTGAGAAGGAGAGTTGCGTATGCGATGACGAAATAATCACACGACAAATAGACTACCAGAAATGATGACACACACCCAAGCGATTTATAAGGCTCAAATAGTATTTGAGGAAGCGTTAAGCGACAAAGAGACTATTGACCAACTCTTACACATAGATGCCCAGATGTATGCGAATACTGGAAAGGAGACAAGCAAGGCAGAGATGGAATCAGTTAAGAGAGCATCTGCTTTTATCTACCGACTTATAAAAGGCATTGACTATGATAAGGGTCAACGCTTTATTCAAGCAATGGGATTAACCCGATAAACTAAACACCTATGTCTAAACAAATCACAATGCTCAATGGGGAAACCCACGCACAAGACTGGCTTGTACAACAAGCTATTGAAGATGACTTCTACTATGGCTATCTCGGTAAGGTAGCGTTCAGTTCATCTAACCTAAAGAAACTTCTGGACTCTCCAAGAACCTACTACAACCTAATGCAGTATGGTGAGGAGACGAACAGTCAAGCTCTACGAGATGGCAGACTCATACACACA